AAAGCAAAAGCTGACGGTATGGATAAAAAAGGAATGCTTATTGATGCAAAATCTAGAGAAGGTAAAGCATTAAAAGATCAAGTATTCTCAGGACCAAGAATGACTGATCAGGAAGCTGCAAGACGTGATACTGCATTATATAACATACAACAAAAAGCTGGTGATACAGTAACAGTAATATCAAACGCTGCTAATCAAGCAGTAGATGCTGTTGGTGGTATGTTGGCAAATACATACACATAAAAAAAGGACCCTTTCGAGTCCTTTCCAAAATTAATTAAAATTAACTTTCTTTAGCAAGTTTCGCAAAATAGCTAAGTGTATCATCTTCATCAGATGAATTGTCCGCTGGTGGAAAGCTCGTATCGGCTGATTCCATAGTCGGAGCTGGCGCTGAAGTTTGTTGCAACATTGGTTCTGGCGCTGCAGTATGTCCGGCTGTTACACCTAATACTTTATTTAACTTCATACTTAACTCATCATAAGTTTTGTAGTTCTCTGGTAATAAGAAATCACCAAGAGAATAGATTTTGTCATACACTTCAGTAAGTCTTGCTTCATCTCCACCGTGTAGGGCAGAAGCTGAAGAGAATTCTGATTTGTCATAGTTGACCCACCCTTCTACTTTTCTGATTTTAATTTTGAAGTCTGCACCTTCCCAGAAATCGTAAGGATTTACTGGTTCTTCATCAGCGAACTGAGGTTGCATGACATCCATAATCTTATCAAAGATTTTTTTACCAAACTTATAAAGAAATACCTTTCCTTCATTTTGTGGATTGTCCGGATCAGAGATAACTAATACGTTTGATACGTAATGTAACCTTCTTTTCCTTTCTCTTGCGAGAGCTTTATCTTCATCACGACCTGAATTCCAAAGTAAACCATTTGATTCGCTCACTGGATCTGGTTGTCCAATAGATGTTAAAGAGTTTTCGATATACCATAAGCCAGTTGGTCCTTTAAACCCGTGGTCCCAATACCTTACCCAAGGAAGATCTTCACCTTCTTTGGCTGGTAGGAATCTGACTACTGCATAACCGTTACCTGCTTTATCTCTGGTCGGTTTCCAGAATCTATCGTCAGCATAGCTGTTAGATTCTGTCTTTGTTGTTGATACTGCTTCCGCTGCTTTTACGAGTTTATCGATTGATGAGCCTCGCATGCTCTTTAGATTGTCTAATGACATATTATTTTCTCCATATATTTACTGAATTGTCCACGTTATACATTATATTATAGTTATATTATACCACATTATGTGGCATTTGTAAAGGTCTTTTTTAATAAATTTAAACATTTATTTCGATCGAACTTTACGAAAGGTTTGTATTTCATAATCTTTCTATAGATATCAGGCCAAATGATTGTATCTGTTATCTTATTATTTTCACGTTCTACAAACCCAAGTATTGAATCCAAGATTACGATTGTTTCCAACTGTATTTCTTCTTGCATCCAAAGCTTTATAATCAATGGATGATTGTTATCTTCTGCCGTTAAGAGAGAATCAAACGATATATCCATATCATTAAGTTTATTTATATCAGTTTGAAACTGATAGCTGAGAGATTCCATAATCTTTTTATGGTCTCTATAATACCTTTCGCCACCTTCGTTAAGCATATCACCGACATACTTAACATCGTTTTTAAAGTTTGCTATATAGAATTCTTTTAATTCAGATTCATATGTATTAGCAAGCTTGGCAAAGAAGTATTTATCCTTACGTTTAAAGAAGGATGTTGGCTTTACGTTTGTCTTATAATGGTATTTAACAGCATCATATCCATCTGTTTCGAAATGGAGTTTGAGCGCATTATACAATTTATAAGATTCAAACGGATCGTTCACTATACCATAACTCCTTCGTATAGAGCTTCTACATCTTCTATTTCGCCAACAACTTCGCTTAAGTTTTGCTTATGATGTATGTTAGCCATTTTTCTTAGATGCTTTTTATCAATTGCTACATCCTCTGCGCATGATTCAACTGCTTCTTTTATAAAAGCTTTTTCTGAATCGATACGCGTAAGAGAGTTTGATATCTCTTCAATGCATCCTTTGATTCTTTTTTTGTCTTCCACGCTTGATGGAATGATTACATTACTACTCATTTTTTCTCCTTTATAATGGTAATTTATTAGTTCGTTTGATTTTGATTAAATTTAAGCTAGCTGCTTCTTCTTCAATCTTTTGTTTTAAAGAATCTGTTAAAAGTTTCTTCATATTCTTATAGTCCATACCTCTTTGTTCAACTATATAAGCTGCTGAATCGATATAAGACATATTGTTATTAGCGACAAGATGTTCTACTGCTGCAGAAAATCTTTTCTTTGTCATTACTTTTTGTTCTACTGGATTATCTGACATAATTTTTTCCTTAAAATACTCTCATTAAAATACAGTCAGCATTTATTCTGCCTGTGGGTTTATCTATTTTAGTTGTTAACGTTTCCCATATCTTCTCAATTTGTTTTTCAGTCTTATTAAGAACCATTGGTAATATTTCATCAGGCTTTCTTAATGTAGCTTGTCGAGATTCTTTTTCAAAATTTCTTATAGATGTACCTGATATTTCAAAGCCACCTATTGATGATGTTACATACTCCATAAGCTTTTTATTCTTACAGTTATAAACATATAGTTTAGTTTTACCTGGTATCGCAACAGGATTAATAGATGTTAATTTAGCATCTAAGTTTTCTGCACAATACTTAAGCTTAGTTACTTGTTGATCTGAAGCTTTAACTTTTTTAACTTTAGTAGACCTTGTCGCTTTAAAAGAATCTCTTAGTCTTTCAAGATCGACAAATATCTCTTCAAGCTGTTTAAGCATCTTGCTCTTTTCGCCTTTCGTAAAATGAGAGTATGCTTCTACTGCTTGATCGCAATTCTTTTCATAAGCATCTTTGATATTATTATATTCAGTTTCGACAAGAGCTTTAAATATATTAATTGCGTTACCTTTAAGCTGATGTAGTTTAAATCGATTAAAAGCATTAAACTTTTGTTTAAATTCTCCTTCAAGCCAACCTTCAACTATAGTAGAATCAAAGTCATAATATATAGTGTCCATAACTTTCATACGAGTTCTTTCAGCTGGTGATATAATAACTACATCAGCCTTTTTAGCTTCTTCAACTTTCTTTTCTTTTAAAGCTACTTTGTATTGTTCATTGATAAAATCTTTTATAGAAGTGATTTGTTCTTCTGGATATTGCCAACCTCTATAATACATTTTAATCAACTTATTAACTTTCATAAATCTGTAGTCTTTAAGCCTTTTAAGTACTGATATTTTTTTCTTATCCCATCCCATTACGTCTTTACAGAACTGATGAGTTGTTGGCATATAATCTTTTTGTTTATAAAAATAGTTATACCAATGAACGCCTTTAGTCCAGTTTCCACCGGTAAAATCTGATTCACTTGTATATATTGGTTCTGGTCCAAGATACTTTTCATCAAGACTTGGTCCTCTTTTTCTTTTAGCCATATATTTCTCCTTATTAACTATATAGATCTATTATACCACATTCCTTATCAAATGTAAACGTTTTTTTAAAAAAAATATGATTGAACTTCCGCGGGTGATAAGGAGTTGCGTTGATGAAGTTCAATCATAAAACTTATTAATTAATTCTTGTATTACGTATACAATACCGTTGCATATCATACAGAATAATATAAAATATAAAAAGTATTCCATTATTCCTTTTCCCAAGGTAATCGAATATTTTTTCCTTCTTTTTGTTCTGAAGAAACATGCGCTGACATAAATGCAAACCATGCAGTACCTATCAGTAATAGTATACTAAATATTGTATTCATTAGTTTCTCCTCATTTTGCTGATATCCTCAGCTTCTTGTTGTGAAATAACTGGGACTGCATTTGACTTATGCATTGTAGCAATACCTTTGACAAGAGTACCTGTGTATTTCATTGTTTCTTTTTTAGTAGTATCAGATTTTGGATAGTTACCACTTTCCATGTATTCTTCCATAACTGATTTGTATTGAGCTGCTTGTTCAGCTCGTAGTTGGTCAAGAGTAGATACTTCAATAGTCATTGGTTTAAACTCAACAGGCTTTTTCTTTACTCTGTTAGAAGCATGCTTCTTTCTTTTTCTGCCGTGGATATCATATCGTAATGAACCCATATAAAAATTAGTTGCACCCATTACTTAGGACCTCCATTATGACCTATCATGGTTTTTTCTTTTTGCTTTTCTCTCCATGCTAAGAAATGAATTGCAACTTCTCTTGATGTGTGAGTTAGCGTACTCACCGGACGTCTTATTGTTTTTTTCATAATCTAAATATTTTACCTAAAATGTTATCAACCTCTGGGTCATTAAGATGACCTATGACATCAGATGTGATAGGAGTTGAATAACAAAGTTGACCTTCATGTAATACAGCAACTTCCCATTGCCCCTTTACATATCCATATGAACCTTTATGTTGAATAACGCTTGCGCCATATCCATTAGGGAACTTATATACTTTTTGTATACCTCCCATTATTTTATTCTTTTCAATTAAATATTCGTTCATATGTATATTATACCATACTTTAAGTCAAATGTAAAGGATTATTTTCATTATTTTGGCCAAACGTCTGTAAAAGGTCATTGCCCTTAAGTTCATATTTGTCAAAGATAAAGGTTTCTCCTGTATTAATAAGTTTTCTTTCAACTCTTCCTGAGTTATATTCTATATCAACTACGCTTTTATTGCCTTGAGTATCTTGTGGTCGATCATCATAATACAAACTTGATAAGCTATGAGCATGTATTGATTTAACTTTACCTGCCCACTCTTCAGCTGCAATTTTTATTCTTTGCTTTTCTACTACTTTATCGTATTGGCCCATTTTCCTTTTTCTCCTTTTTCTGCAAGTTCAATAAGTTCTCTTAGTTTCATATCCCATAACAATTTAAAGTCAGGATCGTTTGCTTTATCTCTTGCAGTTTGTAATGCAATAGCTCTTTGATGTCCTCTATTCATTAGTTCCACTCCTGGTCTAATTTAGAAGCGTCATATGCATGCATGATTGAACTATCTTCTAGATAACGAGATATGTTCTTTTCGCTATGATACATATTCTCTTCTTTGAAACAGTCTAAACCGCCTGGTGATTGTTTACCAGCCTTTTTAACTTGCTTAGTTAATTTAGATTGTTCTTTAATAATCGATTTTCTTGCGTCAAGCTTAGCAATCATTTCTTGCATATCTTTTTCTTCTTTATACTGATTAAGCTCAGCTTTTAGTAATTCAAATGTATTACTCATAGTATTTCTCCTTCAATTAAATTTGTATCTGAGAATCCGCCGCCAAAAGGTGCGTACTCTAATTTTGTTACATGACATTGATTGTCATATGACTTTCTTTGTTTGCCTTGTACATATCCTGCAAGTGACTTTGCTTTTGCTTCGTTCTCTGCATATATGTATGACTCTGTTGTGATTAAATATCTTTCCATAATATACTCCTTAAAATGTTATGTTTCTTTCCATTTTTGGTTTTACTGTATTCAGTTTAAGCCAGGCATTTGCTGCTTTGTCGCCAACACATAAATCGCCGTCTTCCATTAAGAATTCTTTCTTATAGTTTTCACGGTCGTTAGTCCATGTCTCAGTTGTTTCGAGAATTTCTTTTCTCATCCAACCATCTTCACGGTTGTCAGTAATTTTGATGAAATGAACATCACCAGTGAATTGGTCAAAACAAAAGTCAGTGATTGTTTCCCAGTCCTCACAAACTTTTGCAGAATGTGGTACAACTGTAGAATCAATGATGTATTCCTCACAACCGCCATTGGACTCTGCCATAGTAGTAGTGATGAATGGTCTAACTCTAGCTACGACTGTAGCAATTTCGTTAGAGTCCAACTCTCCACAGTTAGGAAGTACAAAGGTATTACCACCCTTGAACTTCATGTAAGGGTCCTCTTGAGTACCGTAGTTCTCTAGGTATTGCGTGTTTATTACTAATTTATTCATATCTTATACTCCTTATCAATTGAATATATAGTTATTATACCATAGTTGGGAGCAAATGTAAAGGATTATTTTCACTTTTTGGTGAAATAATTGTGAGAAAGTGTTGTTCTATTCTCAAGTATTGTCTCCGTCAGTATATTTTACTTTATTTTTATCAAACATTTTATTTGCTTGTCTTTGTAATGACTTTTCTACTTGTACGTCAAGCCAATTTCTAAACCATTGTCTTAATTTACCCATCTTAAAAGTTACCTTCTGCGACTTGTAGACAAGGGATTCCATTAGATCTCCACATGTCAACAACAGAATTTCTGTCGTCGAATATCATGTCTGGTTTCCAATCAGCTTTGATAAGCTCATTAAGAACTCTTTGTTTGAATTCATGGTCTGGCTCGTAGCTATCATCTGGTCTTAAAAACATATGACTCCAGAATTCGCCTCCTGCTGTTTTTAGCTGGCTTTCTGTAACTTCTCTATGTCTTTCGTTTCTTGCTGAAACAACTACTATTTGATGACCACTATCGTATAAACATGCAGCTAAATTAAATACATGCTCCATTGGTTTGTCAGTTTGCATCTCACTAGGGTCCATAAACTTATCCCAGTTAGGTGGTGTTTCATCAAGGAATTTTCTTCTTGTCTCTATATCCATAAGAGTTCCATCTACATCAAATATTATATTCATTATGCTACTACCTCTTGTAAATCGTTAACCCAATATCCAGACATTCCGATTGCTGAATTATCAGCTCCTTGTCCTTCATAAAACCATTCTAAATTAATACCTTTAAATGTTACGTAAGGTAAGATATATGTAGAATGATCAGCTAACCCATTAGGTTCAACTTTATCTTTATCATATGCTCTTACAGTTATATCAGTGTCATTAACTTCTTTGACATAGCCTTCGAAAGTTTTACCACTTGTTGTAAATTTGATGCCATCAAATTCTTGAACGATTTCTTTTATTGTTGTTATATTCATTTAAACTCCTTATCTTTTAAATTGTATAGGTATATTATACCCTAGTTGGGAGCAAATGTAAACGGTTAGAGTGAAAATAATTAAATTAATTACACAACAATCACTATGTCAGCAGTTTTAACCGCGTTTAGGACAACCAGTTGGATTTTTTTTAGATTTATTTACAATTCTATAATTATTGATAACAACAGAAGCCATAACAAGATTCATTACCCATATTTCTTCGTCAGCCCATCGATCTAAATTAAAGAAACTACTTAATACAATTGATTTATGAATTAAGAGATTATCTCTATGTGGTACACTTGGCAGAAATGGATTAGCTTCTTTAACACATGAATATTTTAATCCTTTTAACGTTGAATGGACATCCAATGCATTAAGTAAATACCATGTCAATAGAATCTCTCTATCTCTAGATTGGTGAGTATATTGTAACTTTCTCGGATTTTCCTTTAACACGGATTCTATCGATTTGTGTAAATACTCTTCGGTCTTTACAGCTTCTATAAGTTTCCGGTCCCAACAACACTCGAACCCCATCATAATTTCTTGTTTGGCCTTCAAGTCTAGCCCCGAGGTTAACGGCATCTCCAATGACGGAATAGTCAAATCTAGATTCTGATCCCATGTTTCCGACGATACATGTTCCGGTATTAATACCAATCCCAATATCAATCCTAGGTAAACCTTGCTCTTCAAGTTGTTGTATAAGTTCATCAGCTGCCTCGCATATTTCGATCGATGTTTGCACAGCTTTAAAGGCATGGTCTTCACAATCAAGTGGAGCATTCCAAAATGCCATGATACAATCACCCATAAATTTATCTATAGTTCCACCGTTCTTTAAAACGATTTTTGTCATAGTATCTAAATAATTATTTATAAGGATTACAAGTCCTTCTGGGTCATCTTTGTTTTTATAATATTCTGATATAGGAGTGAATCCACATATATCCATAAACATAAAGGTCATCTCTTTTCTTTCTCCACCTAATCGTAAGAGTGATGGGTCTTTTTGTAATTGTTTAACTAAGTCAGGAGATACATATGTACCAAATTGTTTCTTTACTTGTTGTCTTAATACGAATTGTTTATAAAAATTATTGAAACTCGATGAGGTGAGTAAAAGTATATATATTATTAGAGTAGCTGATAAATCGAGGAGTATAGAAAATTCGTACCAGGCGTAATAAGAAGCAAAGCTGACAGCGTGTGCAGAGCCGACGAAGGATACAGGACCGACCCACATCGGAAGACAGTATACAGTTAATGCAATCAGAAGAGAACCGATCAGAATCATT